CCGCCAAACAGACCACGATTCAGTTAATCAGCTAAGGTCTGCCGCCAAACAGACCACGGTTATACTTATTGGCTCAACGTATTATCCATCGGGGCGTCAATCTTATCGCCCCAGGCTCTGGGGTCTCGCTCCCGCGGCTTATCTTCCTTAGTCTCACTATAAGCACTCGGTATGTGGCAGCGGCTGCCGCCCTTAGCGTCAGACGCTTCGTGTACGTCGTACTTCTTCATCAGCTCTTGTTTGTGGCCGTAGCTCTCGACCACCTCGCCAAAGGCCGGGTTCCACTGGCCATACATCGAGCTATGGTCAAAGTGTATGCCGTTGCGCGGCGCGTCGAAGACCATAGCGGCTTGTTTGCCGCACTCGCACTGGATGGTGCGCTTGACCGCCGAGGCCGTAGTGGCCCACTGGTCTTCGTGACGCTTGCCGCACTTACATTCGTAGTCGTTGAAAGGCATTTATTATCCCCTCTGCGCTTCCTCGCCCGCCTCGGCGCTTACCTGCTCACTGATCCGCTGGGCATTACTCTGAACCACTCCCTGTATACCAGTACCGCCGCCGCCCGGTGGTCCCGGTGGCTCCGGTGCCGCTCGACCCATAGCCTGGGCCTCCTGAGCCATCCACTGCTGATGCACCTGTATATGGGCCTGAGTAGCGTTGATAGCCAACTGGAGCTGCTGCTGCTGCTGTAGCTGCGGAGCCACTGGAGCCCCCGGCATAGGCGCCACCGCGGGCATCTGCTGCAACTGGCCCATCTGCTGCATGAGCTGGTTGAGGAGCTGGCCATGTATCTCGATATGAACCTGGTGATCCTCGCCCTCGACAACGCCAGGGTCGCCGCCCGTCTGCAAGTAGGCCACGTTCTCAAGCTGGGCCGCCTTAGTAGCATCCGCGTCCATCGACTCCTTGAACAGCTTATCGGGATCCTTGACCCTATGCGCTTTCAAGAGCGTATAAATAGCCTCGTAGCGATCTATCTCGGGCAACTGTATGAGGTTGTTGAACAACTGCAACGCATCGTCACGCTCGAGCTGCTCGACCAACGGCGCCATGCTCCCCGCCTCGACGCTCACCTTGAAGTCCGTTCGAAACACATCGCTCATAATGGCCTCGTAGACGGGCTCTTGACCCTCCTCCGCCACGTTAAGCACGAACTCCTCCGGGTGGTATCGCTCATCGGCCATCATCCGAAAGGCCGACTTGACGATCCAGCTATAGGCATCCGCCACCGACTGCTGCATCCACTCCCTATTGAGCTGGCCATATGACGCGATCAAGCTGGCCTCGGTAGCCGTCCGCTTAGGGCCGCCCCCCATAGCCATCTGGCTGACCTGTAGGCTCTGCTCCTCTATGAACCGAGCATCCGACTCAAGGCCGAGCTGGTCCGAGGGTAGACTACCGAAAGGCAACTCCCGGAAACTGGTCTGCACATCATCGACCCAGACTATCTCGCCGTCACTCGCGTTCTCGAGCGTATCGGCCAGGTTAGAGTTAGCCTCCCGCTCCCTACGCGAACCCAGCACAATACGCTGGAATCGCTTCAGCGAATCCGCCCGCCGGGAAATACTCTCGACCTGTAGGTTCTGGGTATCCTCGACGTACGCCAGCGGAGGCAGCGGCCAGAAGGTATCGGCCTCCATATCGAACCGCAGCGCGAAGTACGGGAAGCCGCTATCACAGAGATAGCCGCCCGTAGGCTCGAAATCGCCAGAGAGAAGGCTCTCGCCCGTAAGCGGATCCGTTACCATCACCGGCTCTTGCTCCAGCAGCGGGTGGTCGATCTCCTCGATAGGATCGCGCACCCCGTCTGCAAAAGTCAGCCGCTTGCGATGCACCCGGTCATGGACCTCGTAGAGCAGGACCATCTCGCCGGCTTGCTTGCTCTCGCGCACCGCGCTCTTAGCCTCGTCGTGTATGTCCAGGTCTCCGCCCGACATGAAGCCATCGGCCTCCTGGGCATCCTTAGAGATAGGCTTGATCTGGCGCCGGTTCACATACCGCTCGTCATTGCGTACGAACTCATACGGCACGTACATCTGCTCTATTATATAGCGGGCATGACCGAGCTTATGCGGAGGCGTCAGCGGATCCAGGCATATGTTGACCGGATCGACCCGGTGGCAATACGGGAAATCGTCCCGCATCGTATCGTTAGCCACATACGCCGGGTCGATAGCATCGTCACCAGCAGGGTTATACCCTACCTTGAGCCATCCGACCCCGCAGAAAAGCGTATCAAAAGTAGCCTGGCGTATCTCATCCTTAGCCGCCATCAGCTCGAGCGCAGCGTTGGCCGCCCGCTCCAGCAGCTCGGCCTGACGCTCGTAGTTCTCGTTCTCGACCTTGAGCCAGACGCGAGGGTAGCTAAACGAGACAGACGCCAGGATCTGACGCACCAACGTATAGAACCGGCTGATCTTGATAACCCGCTCATCCGGTAAGCCGGGTATATCATAGTTCATCCGATACTGCTCGAGAAGGCGCCTCCAGACCTTATGCCGCTTGCTCATATACTTGCGGCAGGTCTCTATCTCACCTTCCCAGAAATCTATCTGGCGTTGAGTAGCCATAGGGCTCTATTTCTTCCTGCCGCCTCCGCGCTTGCTACCGCCGATAGTGGCCGCCGGGCCTTTACGCTTACTATTAGGTGTATCCTTGACCGCGCTGCTGGTCTTGATCTGGCCGCCATTGCTATGAGGTGTGCCGTTGAACGCTTTCATCTTCAGTTGCCTCCGTAGCGGTTACGACCCCCTCGGGCCATCGCCGCCATCTCGTTTATCAGCTCCTGGCCAGTACCCGCCAGTTGGGGTTTTTCGACTCTAAAGGGCTTGTATATGTGAACCATGCCGTAGCGCCAGGCATCGGCCATATGATCGTCGCTATGTGTGTCTACATCCTCCGCATTGTTGCGGTCTCGCGGCAGAGCTGGCACCGTCTGCCACCAGGGATCCGACCAGCCGCGGAATGTCTTGAATCGCTGGTGATGCAACGCATCGCGGCAGACGCGCCAGCCCGCTATCCTGTCGTTATTAGCTGGCGTCAGGTGCAACCCCATATCCGCGAATACATCCGCGGGGCTATGCTCGTTTACCGGCGTCAGGCGCCGCTTGACGAACATCGACGGGTCGCAGTAGATCGACGCGGGCCGCCGCCCCATCGTAAAGGGACAGTTGTCAATCATCTCGAGGATGCCCTCGGCGTGTTGCGATGCCGAGCGATCCGCCTGGTGATAAGTCGAAACCATATACACCGTATCGTCGTAGTCTATCGCCGCCAGCCAGGCTGCGCTGGGATTGGTCTCGCCATAGTCCATGCCCAGGGCCAGTTGCCAATCGGGCGGTATATCAAAGGGCTCTACCTCGATCTCCTCGCGCTTGACCTTGAAGAACGATCCGACCAGGGCGTCCCAATCGGCGTGTAGCCAGGCTCTCACCAGCGCGTCATCGCCTACTGCCTTGAGCCGCTCGATATACTTCGGATCGGCCTCAAGCAGCTTCCGGTTGTCCCAGATCCTCGCCGGTATATACACCCGGCTCATGTTCGTCACCGGGTCGATATAGGGCTCCATCGGCTCCGCCACATCTACGAACCTCGCCTTGACCGCCGAGTGACCAGGGCCGCCGGGATTGCCAGTGCTGCGGATCCTCATGCCCTTGACGTTATGGGCAGATCGCAGCGTCGCCTTAAGTAGGTCATAAGGCTCGAGAGTAGGCCAGTTACTCAGCTCGTCCCAGCCGACCCATTGATAGGCGTGGCCTTGATAGTGTGCCGCATCGTGGACCGAATCTATATGGCGGAACTTGAGCGTGGCACCGCTCGGGAATCGCCACTCATGCTTGCCCACCTTGTACTCGGCGCCGCGGTATAGTACGTGGCTGCGCCGTATCAGTTCGTCCAACTCCGGGTAGGTCCGCCGAAACAGGATGCCTTGCCAGTTGGCGCCCTGCTCTACATCGGCCAGGTAGTCTCCGAGAAGGAAGTCAGATTTTCCTCCGCCGCGACCACCGCCTAGGAACAACTCGTCTATTATATACCTAGCGTCTATCGCTATGGCCTGGGGGCCGAGCTGGGGGCGCCAGGTTACTATCGAGTCAACTGCTGCCATTGCCGTTAGCGCCTACCTCTTTAGTTGCTGCCATTGCCATTAGCCGCCGCCACCTCGGACTCCAGCAGCGCCTCGACGCCCGTATCCTGCGGCAGCGCCTCGACTATCTCATCTCGCCGGTCTATCCAGGTGGACAGGTTCTCCGGGGCTTCTGGAGGCGCCGCTATCGTCGGTTGGTGCGAGGTAGTCACATCGGCCACTATCTCCCGCGGTTGGAGCCTGACCAGGAACTCGAAATACTTCTCCGGGCTCTTAGCCATCAGCTCGGCCAATCGGGCTGGGCCGCCATGCTGCTCGAAGACCTTTACGAATTCGTTTTTGAGTGTGCTGAACTTGTCTTTACTACCCTTTTTCCGCCCCGGATTACCCGTAGTCCAGCGCCCTTTATCGTCCCGGCCCTTGTCCCGCTCATCGCCGTTCATAACGGAATCCTCTTTATCACCCACGTTAGTAGCTCCAGATCGAGGGCCGCGGCACGGTATGCTCCGCTGGGCCGAGGTCATCCAGATGAAGGAATCGGCTCTCGCCTTGCTGGCTGACCCCTATCCCGGTGAACCCTACTATCAGCGCCTCGGTCAGTATCTTGTAGGCATCGACGCCAGCGCAAGCTACGTCTATGGCTCGGCCCTTTGCATGGGTGCCTGGTTGCTCCTTCGCGGCCTCGATGCTATGGTCCGGGCTACGATAGCCTGAGCTGATGATTAGTGGCTGACCGTATTGGGACCGGAGTAGCTGGAGCTTATCCATCGTCAGCGGATCCATCTTGCACTCGCCGGTCTCTTGGCAAGCCAGCTCGGCAAAGGAGAAGTTCGGCCACCTACTTACCGGCCAAGTCTCGGTAGTGTAATTCACTACTTCTTTTTCGGCTTCGGCTTCGACTTCGCCTTCTTCGCTTTCCGGGCTGCGGCGGCTGCACGTTTGCCAGCAGCAGTATACGGATAGTGGGTTGATCCTACGCGAGGCACTATATGGTCTCTCCTGAGTTGGGTCGCCCCTGGACGGCTGCGAGGCCAGGATGTCCAGAGGACGACCGATAGACTCCCGCCGAGTCTTACCCCAAAGATAAGAGGCCGTCAATGAGCATAGTGGGCAAAGTGGGCAAAGTGGGCATAGTGGGTAAGATGGGCAAGGTTTGCACCCGCCAACCCCGCCGGTTCCGAGCCACCGCGTCCTACGGCCACCCGGTAGCCTCTGCTGGCCAGCCCGCCGAAGGTACCGAGATTTGGCCCCCTCCTGGTGGCTTCGGTCCTCCCTATTTTAGTGGGAAAATTTTTCTGGGGGCGTTTTTAATCGTT